GGGCCTACCAAGCCCGAACCGAGAACCCCGAGGTCAATACAGAGGTTGAGGCATATTGGGCAGAGTGGTGGGACAAGTGCGATATCTCGACAAGGCACACCGGCTCAACTCTTATGCAAGTGGCGATGATGTCGATGCTCCGAGATGGTGATTTTCTTTTCGTTTTGGTTCGCGATAAGGATGGCAACCTAAAGATTCAAGGCATCGAGGCAGATAGAGTGGGCGACCCATTCAAGGTTTATACAAGCCTAGATTTGATCGGTGGAATCCATATTGATCGGGATACTGGTGCGCCGAGTGCCTACGATATTTACAATAGAAGCATTGGCGATTTCTACACCTACCAAGCAACCATCCCCGCAAGCCAAGCCTTTCACCTATTCGACCCGCTACGCATCGACCAGTATCGGGGAGTAAGTGCTTTCCATACTGCCATAAATGACGCAACAGACATTTACGATATTATCAACTTTGAGAAGATGGCCGCAAAGAACGCAAGTTCACAAGCTGGAATCGTAAAGAGGAATAACAACAATGCCTCCGACCTCTCCACCCTTACAAACGACGAGGATTTGAATGGGAACACGATCAAGCTAGAAGCGATTGAGTCGGGCAAAATCTCCTACCTAGAACCGGGTGAAGATATTGTGTTCCCCGATGGCCCGAGCCGTCCCTCCGGTGCGTTTGCAGAGTTCCACAAGATTCTTTTGAGGAACATTTGCTTGGGCGTGGGCATCCCTTACAGCTTCGCCGTAGACCCTTCCGCTATGAGTGGACCGACAGCTCGCCTTGAGATGCAACAAGCTGGACGCACTTTCCGCAGATACCAAAAGCTCATCGATGACAAGGTTCTGCGACCAATCAAAAACATCGTGATTGCCGATGGAGTAGCAAGAGGATTGATTGAGAACAATGTTGGGACAAGAACGACTAGGGGTATTTTCAATTTCGGGGCAAATGTCTCTATTGATTTGGGCAGAGAATCCGCTTCCGCAATCTCCGAGTTTAAGACTGGCCTCCGCACCGCCGCCGACATCTATGCCGAGCGAGGCCAAGATTTTGAGAGTGCTATGCGACAAAGGGCTATTGAGGCCAAGCTAGTGAAGGATTTGGCTGGCGAGTACGAAGTATCGGCAGACACGATTTCCGACATCGCCGCAGAGGGATTGACCAGAGACTCACAAAAAGCACAAGCAACCCCAGCGGAAGGCGAACAGACACCCGCTGGACAACCCTCGGACGAGGATATGCTCGGTGGTGCTTCACTCAATGGAGCGCAAGTTGCCTCCCTTATCAATGTTATCAATGCCGTGGCGATGGGCGCAGTTTCCAAGGAGGGTGCAGTTTCAATTATCACGGCGGCCTTCCCGACCATCAGCCCAGACCAAGCAAGGGCAATCGTGGCGGGAGTCAACATTGGGACAACTATCCCCACGACCAAAGAAGAGAAACAGCAGATCGCAAAAGACCAAGAAGGGGATTCTTCGGGAGGCTCAACACCCCCAGCCCCAGAACCTACTACGCCCCCGACCGCCCCCACGGCAACCTCACAAAAAAAAAGTAGTTTAGAGATTTTAGAAAGCCTCGACCCAGCTTCTATTAAGATGCTGATTGAGGGGATGATGGGCGGGATTGAGTTGGCAAAGTACGATGGGATTGATTTTACCCCGCCGCAAGGGGCTAGGGATGCCGCTAAAAGAGCCTTGGATGTGCGGGAGACGAAACCACCCAGCCAAAGGGGAATGACCCCGGTAGGCATCGCCAGAGCTAGGGACTTGCAAAATGGCGTGAAGCTATCGCCCGACACAGTAAGGAGAATGTTGAACTTTCTAACTCGCCACGAAGTCGATAAGAAGGGGGCAACTTGGGACGAGCAGGGCAAGGGCTGGCAAGCGTGGCACGGCTGGGGTGGAGATGCTGGATTTTCTTGGGCTAGGAAAGTAGTTGGGCAGATGGAGGCAAGGGACAAGAAAACCGAGTTCGTTGCTGGCAGGGATTGTGGGCAAGATGAGGGTGGAACTTTCGGGCCAGATAATAAATGTGCAGTAGGCTACGGCAGACCGCCACTCAAGGGAGGCTACACCCCGACAAGACCCGGCGGCAAGATTCCGAGCGACTATAAAAGGCCAACACCCCAAGGCGATAAAAAGGAAACTCCAAAAGAAGAAGATAAGACCAAATCAAAAAAAGAAGATGCACAAGCAGTTACAAAGCAACAACACTTAAAGGCCATCAAAGATACCTACCAAAAACAAGATGGATACGAAAAAGAGATATTAGAAATAAACGAAGCAGAAAAAGGTCTTGTTGATAATTACAGAATTGAGTCTGGTGGAGTATGGTCTAAATATGAAAGAAATTTATATTCTGGAATGTCGGAAGAAGAGGCGTTTAAAGATGCAATAAGCAGATCTGGGAAATTCCCAGATGACGCACTTCAAAGCGCAAGTGGCTCTACTCTTACAAAAGAAGAAATGAAAAACATAAGAGATAATATCTTTAATAAAGATAGCGTAGCCCTTGATCCATATTATGAAAAAACTAGAAAAATAGCAGATTCTAAAATAAAAGAACTAAACAAGCTAACAAACACACCATTTAGCAGAGAACAGACACTATATAGGGGGTTTCTAGCAAACAATCCAGCGGGTAGTAGTTTTCTTAAAAAAGTACAAAACGACAAAGAAATTGATTTTGATTCATTTGTGTCGGCAAGCTCTGATCCTGAAATAGCCGGAAAGTATGCGAGGCGGGAGGCAAGACAATCTTCTGCTGGTACTATATATGGAGATATGCCAAAAGGGGAATCTATCTTATTCAAAATTAAAGCCAAGAGAGGCATAAGTACTATAAACTCCAATAACCAAGAATTTGAAAGCAATCTCAAGGAGGTTATATTGCCAAAGGGGAAATATAAAATTGCAAGCAGAAAAACCATAAAAACAGGAAGCGCAAGAACGCACTTTGTGGAAATAGAACAGATATGAGCAACATCATTAAAGACCAAGAAATATCTGATTCCCCAATGGTGATTCGCGACAAGAAAGAACTAGCAGAACCAGCTTCTTGCCCAATCGCAACCCAAGACATCAAAACCAACCTAGCCAATAGGCAGACAGCCGTGGACGATGCGAACTACGGCCCAGCCAATCCCAACGAACCCAACGAGGATTATTGGAAAGCCAAGGCAGACGAATTTCAAGGCGATGTAGTTACGGCCAAGAAGATGCTTTGCGGTAATTGTGCGGCTTTCGATCAGAGGAGCAAAGTTCTAGGGTGCATTAAGAAGGGGATTGGAGAGGATGCAAACGAAGTGGCCATTGGCGGCGATCTAGGTTACTGCGAGATTTTTGACTTTAAGTGTGCGGCCAAAAGGACTTGTGATGCTTGGATTGTTGGTGGGCCGATTACCGATAAGAAAGAAGAACTAGCCCGACCAGTCTCCCAAACCCCAGCCCCTCCCAAAGAGAGAATCAAAGGCTCAAAGGAAAACCCCAAAGGCACGGCATCGACCAGAAGCAAAGCTGGTGACATCGAGATTTCAGAGCAGAACGAAGAAGCCCTCAAGAACAAGATTGCCGAGTTCAAAGATAAGCACCCCTCAAGGAAAGCCCCCACCCTTGGAGCATTGAAGAAAGTATTCCGAAGGGGAGCAGGGGCGTTCTCAACCAGCTTCCGGCCCACTATCAGCGGGGGCAGACCCAACTCAAGGAACGCTTGGGCAATGGCAAGGGTGAACAAGTTTCTCAAGATGGCTGGTGGGGGTGAGGTCAAGAAGTCATACCGAGCGGCAGACGGCGATCTTCTTTGACACTAACTCGATGCTTTATGCCCCTGCCCATCCCCTCCGCTGACGAATCAGAGCAAGACTTTGTTTCTCGCTTTATGGGAGACGAGCAGGCCGTGAGCGACTTTCCAGACGAAAGCCAGCGTTCAGCCGTAGCATATTCGACATACCGGGACGAGGAGATGGATGAAATGGAGCTAGGCGGGGTGAGTATTTTAGAGGTTGGTGAAGCAAAAGGACACGATCTTTTCGTAGATAAAGTTAGCTTGCAGACCGCCCTAAATCTTATGAAAGGTGCAAAGAACGGAATTAAGGTGAAGATCAACCACGGCTCTGGTCTCGAAAGTGTAGTAGCCTTCGCCAGAAACCCCCGCATCGATGGAGACAAGCTGGTCGCCGACCTCCGCTTGCTCCGCAACTCCCCCCACTACGGCCTAATCAAAGAGATGGCCTCCGAAGCCCCCGACCAGTTCGGCGTTTCCCTAGCCTTTGTGAACGAGTCCGAGACCATCAATGGCAAGGATTACATTCGACCCCAGAGCATCGCCTCTGCTGATTTAGTTTCCAGCCCAGCCGCCACAAACGGATTGTTTGAGGAGATGGTGAAGTTTATGGAAAAACTCGGTTATGTGCAGGGAGGCAAGACCATCCCAGCCGTAGCCAAAGAAGCCGTGGAGGAATCTCCACTTGACAAAAAGGACAAATCAAATATGGAAAACAACGATTATAAGAAAGATATGGACGAAATTAAGGTTCGTCTCTCTGCCTTGGAAGAGGCATTGAAACCCAAGGATGAGGAAAAGAAAGAGGAGATGGGCGAACATACCTCTGAGAAACCCACCGAGGAAAAGACCGAGGACAAGAAAGAAATGATGAAGGACGAAAAGAAGGACGAGGAGATGAGCGAAGTGGTGAAGAAAGTTCTCACCGAGTTCGGCATTAAGCCCATCCCCGCCTCCCCTTCAATCGAAGTTCCTTCCGAGAAAAAGGAAGAACCCAAAACTTTTGAAGCACTCGTGGCCG